CCACACACATGGCCCATGGGATGGGCTGGGTGGCTGGCTGGCTGGCTGGATAGGTGGGCTGGTGGCCTGTCATGTTTGTACCTCGTGATGGGATATCCCAATGATTCATATTCTGTTCACGATATCCCAATGGTGAACAGAATATTGGTCAATATCCCCTTCTTTTCCGAAGTTCTGCTGCGTATCTTCTGCGGCGTTCATTGCGTTCTCTGATGGGATTGCGCTTCTTCACCTTGGGTGCTGGTGTTGGAATATTCAGTTCACCATCACGATACATCCGGAATGCAATGGCTGTGGCTTGCTTCTGTGGGAATCCTTCTCTCATCAGAATCAAGATCTTCCGGGATATTGTATAGTCTTTCAGTTGTTTTCTTGTGGGCATATTATATCCAGTCATCATCAAAGGTGGTGTCATCTTTGGACAGTGATGGCTGTGTCTTCTCTTCAGTCACAGATTCTTCTTCCATCAGTTCTGTTTCATCAGCTGCAGTCTCTTCTTCCATGGCTTGCAATGTATTCAATGCCAATCGAATCACAGACAAAGTGTCTTCATGATAGGTGTGCTGTTCGAAGCTGACACCATCTTCTTCCCACTGGACATAGCAGATGATCTCTGCATCTTTGTTGAATACATAGCCTTCAGTGCTGTCATGGCTGAAGTCCCAACCATGTGCGGCACAAAGGTCTGTGAAGAAGTCTGCGTGTAAGCATGGATCAATGGGTGCATCTGATCGAATCCCATTCATCAACATACTGACCAACCGTGTGATATCTGCTATGCTCATATAGACAAAGTAACACATTTTATCAGGATTCACATATGCCAACCATAAACGTTCCAAGAGATATTCAGATGATTGCCCAAAGAGCGATTGACTATAACTATTCACTACCCATGTCCAAACGAGCTGCATTCAAAGATGAAGGTGGAAAAAGAGTACCGGGTACCGGAATGAGAACTGCACGAAGGTTGGCATCTGGTCAGGTTGACTTGGACCAGCTGCGGTTGATGGATGCATGGTTTGCCAGACATGGTGAATCTAAAGCTGAATCCAAAGCACGACAGGACAAGACATCCAAGGCTGCAATTGCTTGGGCTCTGTGGGGTGGAACACCTGCAAGAAGATGGGTGAAACGTGCCATCAAGAAGCTGGAATCATAGTCATCTACGACAGATGATATCCTGAATACTACAGATAAAATCAGATAGATACAGATAAAAACAGGTGCTGTTTTCTTCTATGGCTTCGGTAGGTTCTATACTATAGGTATATATACTATATATATAGTGTATTTTTTTCCTAAACTTTTTTCATTTTACATATAGTAAAGTATATAAACCATGGTAGCGACCATCGAAAAACAGGCCATTTTTGGCTATGACTTCGATTCACACTCAACAAGGTACCAATCAAGCATCTGATTTTATCTGATTTTATCTGATTTTATCTGTCGTAACTGGATGAAAAAGGCACCAGTTGATATCTGAACTGGATGAAAAAGGCACCAGTTACAGTGCAGCTGCATGAAAAAACAAAGAAGGCCACCCATTCAGGCAGCCTTCACAAACAAACAACTTGATACCATTGGAGAAAGTATCAATCATATTGTATCACATTCTAGAATCTGGAACAAGTTATTTACAGGTGTTGATAAGTTATCCACATTGGGTGTTGACAAGTTATCAACAGGTGTTCATAAGTTATCCACATGGGTGTTGATAAGTTATCCACAGATGTTCATAAGTATTGTCATTCTGTTAGAACAGTTTCAATTGTCTTGTGTGCTTTTCAAACCTAGAGACTGCAGCAGCATGATAGTCTGGGTCAATCTCCCATGCATCCAAGTGCAGTCCATGATTGTGGGCAGCAATGGCAATGGAACCACTGCCAAGATGGGTATCAAGAATCTTCATATCGGGTTCTTTGAACTTGTCGAATATCCATGAATACAGAGCTACAGGTTTCTGTGTTGGATGAATCTTGCCGGGTGTTCTATTGTCGAACCTGAATAGTTTTGCTGGTTTGCTGAATGATGTCCATGCCAATTCCACTTGACTGAATGTATCCCATGGTTGGCATTTATCCCAAACAATTACACATCTTGTAGGTGGAAGATCAAAGTAGTTTCCACCCCAGATGATTTGGTTCTTTGATACTCTGAATAACTGATTCCAATATTCTGCTGGTGGTGCAATATCCCACTGTTGAATTTTGTTATCCCGGTGCAGAATGATATTCTTTAGTTTCCCACCGCCTTGATATGGATTCTTAGTTTTTATCTCATATGGTGGGTCAACCACAGCCAAGTCATAAGTGTTGTCTTCCATGGTTCTCATTGCTTCCAGTGAACATCCAAGATTCAATCTGATTGTCATCGTTTTCTTCTCCACATTCTTGTCTTGTGGTCGTTGGAATAAAACTGTTCATATCCACAGTCTCTGCATATCTGTGCAATCCTTCGACTGAATCCACTGTGTTGCATGGCTGCTGACAGCTGCAGATAATCCATGATGGTGGCTGTGCTGGCTTGGCCTTGGTTGGTCTTGATACATTGCAGCACCTTGACTGTCCACGGGTCATCAATGATGAAGGACTGTTGGTATTCCATCAGCTGTTCTTCACTGCCTTCTTCCAACCACCATGTCAATCCATTCCGGTAATGGTGCAAGGCTTCTGCCCACAGTTGGATTCGATTGGCTTCGATGTAGTCAATGTCAATCTTGGAACCCACTTCCACAATCCAGAATCTGCGTTCTGGTCCATCACTGAGGAACTGATAGTCATTGGTGGATGCTGTGAAGACTGTTCTTCTGGCACGCTGGACAGGCATCTTGGCATAGGCTGGTCTGTATCGGTCACTAGCTGAAGTCAAGAACTGCTTTGCATTGGCTGCTGTTTTTCCTTGCAGTGCATGCATCTCTGCCAGTTCCCATATCCACACACCAGACTGGTGTAACAGTTCATATGAATCTTTGTGTGAGATGTTGATGTTGGAATCACTGAAGTATTCCTCGGATGCAAGTACCTTCAGTGCTGTAGACTTGCGAAGACCTTTGGCACCAACCAACACCAAACATGTATCCATCTTGCAACCGGGTTCCATCACTCGTGCCACGCAGCTGGTGAACCACTTGCAAGACATCTCTGTCACAAGTTTATCTGCTCCATCTGGTACTTTGGCTTTCAGCACATTGTGGAAGAACCATTGAATCCTGTCTTCACCATCCCATTCCGGAAGACTGGTCAACCAGTCCTTGATTGGTTCGATGGTGCGTTCTTGGGCCACCATGATGACACTGGCCCTCAGTGCTTTGTCAGTCACTTTGTATCGGTAGTTCTCTTCGAACTCCAGTGCAATCCGCTCCATCATGGCATCATCAATCATGGTGTCATTCAACAGTATCTTGTCACTGTGTTCATTGTAGCAAAGACTGTTGTATCTTGGGTCTTGTCTCAAGATTGTGGCTGTGTTGTATCTGCAGTTCAATGGTGTCAGCATTCCGGTTCCACGTTTGGTCACCTTCCGCAGCATATCCCAAGTGTCAATGTCTGCTGATGGTGGGTTTCCTTTGTCCTCAACCTCCACACCCAGTTCATCTTTGGCCAGTGCCATCAGTGCTTTCAGTTTGTCCAGTTCTTGTCTTGTCATGATATTCCTATTTGGTTTGATTGTTTGTTTGTTTGTTATGCTGTGATATTCAGGTCAGTGAATGAACCCCACCAGCCACAGCTGTTCTGATGGTTACATGTTGGCCACTTGTAGCTGTTGGGCAGACTGGGTTCAATGCTAAAGTGAACCGCCTTCCGTGAACAGCCCGGACACACAATGTATCTTGCTTCATTCCCTTGGATGGTTGCACCAAGTTCATTGGCTACACGAAGTCTGAATCTGGCATCCATGAACACTTCATCCATGGAAGCCTTGCCATTCATGTAGACTCGTGTGGTGGTCATTGGTCTTGGTGGTTCAATGACTATATCAGAATAATCAAGTTCTAACAATGGACCAATGTGTGAATGTACTTGGTGGATATGGCTTGGATGCTGTGGATGGTTGACTGGATGGGTGCTGGATGGGATTGCATACCGGAAGTAAACTCTGGCACGGTCCTTCAGTGCTTTTGGGTCTGGTTCTCCACGACCAACCACATCTGCCCAAAGTGTTGCAGCTGCAATGGCAGCCCTATCCCAATCCGCACCCGGTATCGGTTTGGCCAATGGCAGCACAATCCGATATTTGTGGTGGTGTGGTTTGTGACTGAATGAACTGTGGGCCAACACTGTCCAGTCTGTGAACAGTCTCCAGCAGTCTATTGGTGCAATCCCATCATCCATGTCAAAGACCAGATGGTGAACTTCGATGGCATTCATCTTGGCACGCTGGCCATCTTTGAACACAGTTGGTGACCACAATGGCAGCTGCTGTTTGTCATCCAGTGTTCCAAGGCTGGTCAAGATTCCCTTGCACAGACCATTGATATCCACTTCGATGGTCTGTCCTCGGTTGGCTTTTACATGGTTGAATGTTGTCAGTTTGAATGTTTGTTTGTTTGTCATGTTGTCCTCTAGTTGTCTTCTTGCATGGTGTAGATTCTCCATTGGGTGTGGGGTTCTTCAGCTTTAGAACAGTACCAGTCTTCTGCAACCACTTGGACCACTTGATTGTCATCCACCCACACTTCAGCCTTGGTCAGCACATCCAGAACCATTTTGATCAGATTGTCAATGTCTGGCTTGGTGACCTTTGGGATTCTGGCTGCTGTGTCTCTTTTGCGGTTCAATCTCTGTGGTCTCTTGTGGCAGAAGGTGACAGACAGTTTGATTGGGCCTGTCACTTGTTCTTCAGTAGCTTGAATGGCACACAGCATGGATTGTTGATATTCCCTGCTCTTTTTGGGTGTATATGCACCGAATCTGCTCATTCTTGGTCTACCCAATGCCACTGGGTCAGCATGGAATGTTCCTTGGCTGTGAAGTATCCACATCATCTATTCAACCTTTGTTCTGTTGCTATATGGTCACACCAATGTTGGAACAATGTTTGACCATCTTCTTCACCCAGTATCTGGGCAATGGCCTGAAGATAATGATAGTCCGGGTATGATTCACCACGAATCCACTTGTGGATGCTGAATCTGGAACATCCAACAATGTCTGCTATGCCTTGGATACTGTGGTAGCTGGCTTGGATGGTTACTCGCAAGATGATATTGAACTTCGGCTTCTGTAGTTCAAAGATTGTTTTATGTGCCCAATCCACACACACCTGACTGTCATGGAAGTCAATGTGGCTGTAGACTGTTCCTTCATGGGTCAATACTGCTTCCCAGACATAGCAAGTATATTCTGGGTGCCAGTATCGCTTGACAATCCCTACCTGAGCACCATCGAAGTAGATGTCTATGTTGTCAATGCTGTCTCCAAACTGTTTGCGTGCTGCAGTTCGGCCATGTCTTCTGATGTAGTCTCTGATTTCTTTGTTCATTGTGAATCTCCCAGGTTCTTTGCTAGTGTCAATCCTCTTTCATGCAATACTTCAATGATTTCATTTAGGGACTTGCGACCGAAGTTTTTTGTTTTTAACAGCCTATCTGGTGACCATGTCACCAATTCATGAATGTATTCGATACCAATTTTTTCCAAACAGTGTGCTGCTCTGACTGACAGTTCCAATGTATCAACATGCTTCTGAAGTTCTTTCCTGTGTTTCATCTCATATGATATATATGAAACTTCACAGTCAACCACAATTGTCACTCTGTACATCCAGATTCCAGTCATAGTTCCCATGTTAAACTCATGTACTGCTGCAAGTGTAGTATTTGATACAAAGATCGAATCAATCAATGGATTGTTCATCATGGTTTTACAGATTTTCTCAATCTGTGTGACATCTATTGAATCTAAGATTTGATCTTGTGTGATATTGAAGTCTGGTCTGGATGTCTTCCAGCTGACTGGAACTGTTAGATTCAGACTGAATGTTCTGCCTTCATCGAATCGGTTTAGTTGTATATGGTCCATTGTGTTTTCTCCTAGATGTACATGAATGTTTGTTGTATTTTAATCAATCGGCCATTCTTATTGTTGGTAGCCAACAGTGCTGACCAATCATCATACTTTGACAGCTGCCGAATCCAATGCTGGGCTGCTGTTCTCGTGTGGAATATCTTGGTCAATACTTCACTGGCATGGTCTGCTTTGTAGATTGCAATGTGCAGTTCTGTGATTCTCATAATGCACCACCATTGACCAATGTGGCAATGTATGCCAACAGTTTGAATGAAGGGAATATCAGCATAGCCATTCCCAGTGCCATGATTGCTTGTCCAATGGTTTGTCCAAGTGCGGTTGCTTGTTGTTTGTTCATTTTGAAGTCTCCTTAGCTTCTAGTTGTGTAAGTATTGCGATTGCTACATTCATCAGTCTGCTGATGTTACGTAGTTCTTCTAGGTCTTTGTTTTGATATGCTGTTATGGCTTGCGCTTCCAGCTGCCTGATGTATTTTTGAATGGCATTCATTGTTTGTACCTGTGTGGAATAATAAGGAGCCCGAAGGCCCCTTGGGGATTGTTATCTTCTGCTCTCTTCGATTGCTTCGATGGTATCTAATAGAATATCTACGGCTTCCTCTCCATTACGTTGCTCATATTGATCATATAGATAAGCCTTAACCATTCTTTCTTCGTGAGAATATTTATCCCAAGGTTTCGCCATATCGGTTAGAACTGCGATAATCATATCATCGCTCATCTTAGAGATTCTGTTTTTTAATCGTTGGATTGCTGCTTCTTTAGTCATTTTGTACCTCTGTTTGTTGTTTGATGGTTTGTCCATCTGTTTATAAGTATACACAGTCTGTTCATGTTTGTCAACAAAAGATTTATTTTTATTTTGTGTTATACTGTGTCCATGACTGATTATCCGATTATGACAGTACAGCAGCGCATGACATATGGTGAACGGAACTTTCTCCAGTATGTCAAGCCAATGGTGCAAGATGCTTTCCCCGGTACTTGGTACAGCTGCAATGGTACAGAACTGGACACTGACCATGGTGTTGACTTCATCATTGTGAATGGTGCTCAGGTCACCACTATTGCTGCCAGATGTTGGATGGCCTATCCACAGTCACACTTTGCACTGAGATGGAGAAGAACCGGCCAGATTGACAGGCATCTGGAACTGGATACCAGATTGCATGCATTCAAGACTGGTGGTCTGATGACTGATTGGACCATTGAAGGATTCCATTGGGAAGGCAGATCATATGTGGCTGCAATACCCACCAAGAAGCTGTTTGCACATGTTGACAAGTTCTATGATTGCCTTCCAACCTTCGAACTGTTTAACCCAAACAAAGACAGTGTATTCTTCAAGAGAGTGCCATTCTTGAGAGTCCATGATGATGTCATCAAGTTTATTGGACCCTGTCCACCTGTGAACGTGTCAAGCTGTCCTTGATATCTTTGACATCATCTTTCAGAACATGCACTTCACCATTCAGTTCTTTCATGCTGGTGTTTAATGTCTCTAAACCTTCCCGGTATACTTTCCGGTCTTCATTGTGTGATTCAACAATGTGATCTATTTGTTCAAGATGCTTGTCCACCCAGATTGGAAGGTGTGTTGCAACCCATCTTCCAATGTAAAAGATGGCAGATATGCATAATGCTAAAGCTGCCACGGGTCCTGTCAGTATTTGAATCAATGTATCTTCTGTCATCTGCTTTTGCTCCAGCTGTCCAAACCTTGTGCCATTCCAATTGCAATCTGAGACATTCCGAATGGTGTCAATAAGTCTGTGTGTGTGTCCATGAATATCGGTTCGCAGCAGATGGCAATGGGCTTGCCAACATTCTTGATGGTGTGCCAAGCGTTCTTTGTCCAGTCATCTGGCTTGGCTGCAATCACCTTCTGCTTCTTGACTGTGATCACCCTGCCCAGATTGGATGCCAATGCAGCTGCGAGTTCTTTTCCTTGGGTGGATATGTGATGATGGAAGAATGCACCATAATCACCACCACCAGCATTCAGATGCATGGCCAGATATACCATCTTGGTGTCATCGAATCGGCCTGAATAGTCATTCACTCTGATGTGTCGTTCAGTATAGGAACCATCACTGATGGGAATCACTTGGTGTCCAAGGTCCAACAATCTCTTTTCCAACATCAATGACAGATACCCGGTCCAGTGTGCTTCTTGTTCATCACTGGATATCTGGCCATCTTGATTGATGTCCACACCTGCACCACGGTCATCAACCTTGGCTGGCTTGCCTGCATGCTGTCTGTCTATGAATACTAACATGTCTATAATCTAGCACAATACAAGTTCCATTTACACAAGTCTTGGATTGACCAAGGGATTGGATTCAAGATGCAGTATGAACCGCCATTTTCCATTTGTCCACGACTTGGACACCACTTGACACTTGTGTTCATTCAATCCGAACTGTGAGCTGGTGAAGGCAATCACATCACCCACTTCAAGATATCCAAAGGCTGGGAATGCTGATATCTCGATTCCATAGGCACCAAGACCACTGATTCTGATAACATCTCGTGCAATCCGATAGGCTGTGTTCATATCCCAGACAAAAGGCAGTTCCAGAACTGTTTCACGAAGTCCAAACCGACTATATGACAAGTCTGATACCGGGTCTTTTGCCAAGAATGGATTCACATCTTTGCTGGATACTGTTGGGTCAATCACAATGGTGGACAGATAGTGATTGTTCTGGCCTTCATAACAGAACTTCACTGTGACCTTGTTGATGGGTTCGATGGACAATGGCTGCAGACCAGTCACAATGTCAAACATTCCAGATTCTGTGATGTAGAATGATGGGTTCACTTCTTCTGATTGGTAGTAAAGATTCAATCTTGGTTCCAGTCCAGCTGGTCCATTGAATACTTCGATTGGAAGATATTTGATCAGATTGTCTTGCAACCACTCCAATGCAATCACTTCTGGGTCATTCACATATCCAGCGAACTTGTAACGGTTCAACACTGGCCGCAATCCCTCCCATGCTGACCGATTGAACTGAAGACCAGTCAGTTCCAGAATGTAGATACAAAGATTCCCTGCCAGATTCAGTGACTGTCCTGTGATTGGGTCTTGACTACCTTCACCATGATTGGCCCATGATGCCCAGAATGTTTGGTCTTCATCTAAAGCTGGAACAAAACCATTGTCCACCAAGACACTTCCAGATTGGTATGTGGCATAACTGTATAGAATACCATCTGCATTGGTTGCAGTGCGGACATAGTCTGTGAAGTATCCACCATCTTGGTCATATATAGTGATTCTACCTGCATCGACTTCACCCATTGCCAGAATCAATGTGATTGCAAGACTGGCACCACTTCCAGATGTGTCTATGATGTATGTGGGTGTGACCTTGGCATCTTTGACCACTTCATATGATTTGCTGGTGTCTCTGATGAACCATGCACCCAATGCACCGAATACGAATGGAACATATTTCCCAACCGGGTACTGTATCATTCTTCCAAGTGTTGCAGCTCGTTGGTCCAATCCCGGAAACACAAAAGGATCAATTTCAAAACTGTTGGCCAGCAGCTTTCTTTTGGTGACATTCAAACCATTCTCAATCGAAAAGATGATATTGCCTTTGGGCTTGGTGGGTGTTCCAATGATTGGGTCAATCACCTTTCCTGCGAACAATGGAACCTTGTCTTGTTCTGTGAATGTGGTCTTTCCATCTGAGACCATCACCATGGACAGCACAGCTGGTGATTGTTCCAGTGTTCGATTTGCCAACCATTCTGCAATCCAGTCCACATCATCAAACACCAGTTCCAATGACACTGTGTTGGAATCAATGTTGAATCCAACAATCTCGGTCTGTTGTTCTATACTTGGGTCACCCAGTCCACCATTGTATCTGTGCAGCTGTCCTGTGGCTGGGTCTTGGATGTCAATGGGTATGGTGCTGAACCGATATGGCTTGCCAAGATATTCGACTGTCAACAGATAGCACAGTTCTTTTCCTTGGATGTCTTCTGGATGCAGTCTCATCATTCCACCTCAATCAGTGTCACTGTGGCCAATCTGAACATCTCATCCTTCTCTTCTTCTCCAATCACAGATTCTAAGGTCACACCACCAGACAATCTGACCAGTGAATGATTGTAATACCGATTGAAGACAAAGGAGCCATCTTCATCTTCATCTTTGGGAATGGCTGGCAGGTACACCACTGGCTTCTGTTCACTGAGATATTGCGCAATACCCAACATACCAAACACTGCATCACCATAGTTGGCCACTGGCATGGTGTCAGCTGCTTGACTGAACTGCCAATAGTCCGGATTCAGTTCATAGATGCTGCGACTGTCCACAGGTTCTGTCCATGCCACTTGGAATGTCCTGCGACCATCAGACATCTTCCGAGCGTAGTACATCCCATCATTGGTGGTGTATGATTGAACATTGGAATCATAGCTGATTGATCGGCCACGCTGATACTGTGGAGCCATAAAGTAAATTGACCCAAAGACCATGGTTCCAATCTGATAGTATCCTTCCAGTGTGTCCTGTGTTGGAATCTCGATTGCATATGCCACTTCACCTGAACCAGTTGCAGCTTGGAATGCTTCTGAAACAATGGTGATACTGTCTGGAATCAGATTGATGGTGCCAGATGTTGGAAGTGTCGTTGGATCAACCAATGAACTGTCCATCACCAAGACAGCTGACTTGGCATCTGTTGCTTTGGTCCACAATCCTTCACTGTTTTGGACAATCTTGATGATGTGCTTGTTCTCACCATCCACCAGTTCTGCACGCCATCCAACGCATTCACCATACTTCAGATATATGTTCTTGGTCACGTTGGTTGGAACCAGTGTTGCACCCTTGCGTTCAAAGGTACCTGACAGACCAGTTGAAACATCAATGCTGATGGCTGTGGACCAGCTTGAACCATTCCATGTCTTCAGTGTTGCATTCTTCCAGTTGATGTTTGACAGATGGAGACCAGCCACATCATTCAGACCAAGATTCTTTTCACTGGACTGGGTGACCGGGTCTGTATACCATGCAATCCGTTCTGTGGATGTGTCATCCACACTTCTCCACACAACCCTTGGAGACAAAGCGACTTCATGAAAGATGTGTTCAATGGGATAGTCATACCGGGCTTCCACTTTGTATTCATCACCTGCTCTGGCCGGTGCATCTTTGGCACTGAGTAACAGACCACCATCAACATAGGCATAAAAACCATAAGCAGGATACAAAGCACCTCTGAGTTCTGGACTGGTTCTGCCAATACCACCAGCTGAAACATGCATTTCAGACCAGTATGATTCAAAAGAACCAATGGACAGATGACCCCATTGAAAGAATGTTGATATACCGGGGGACTGTGTACCCAAGGTCACACTGATTTCAGTCCACACTTTTGCTTGTTTTTCATCCCATTCTCTGAAGTACACTTTGACAGATGCACCATCTTGGAACACCATGAATTCATGCATGTTGGTCATGTCTCGGTTTTCAGTGTGCAATGTGGTGCTGTGGTCCAAGATTCTGAATCCACCAGTTGCAAACCGAATATTCAAAGTATATCCATTGGAACCATCACTGGTTTGAACTTGGAACACAATATTGTCAGATGTCAGCAGTGCATTGGTTTGGACACGCATCTTGAACCGGTAGAACGTGTCATGGTATACACTTGGTGAATATGTATAATATCGGACATTGGAACTGGTTGCGATTCTCAGACCTTCTGAATTGACTGTGTGTGTTCCAGCTCCTGTGGTACCATAGATACTGGTGTTGTCTGGTGTCTGATTGTGAATCCAGTTATTGTCAAACCCGTAATATTGATTTCGGTCTGGCTGTTGTTCTCGTTCTGGATGCTGAACTGAAGACCATCCACCAAGATACAATCCACCCAGACTGAGACCAGAAGAACCACTGGTGGTGTTTAATGCCAAGAATGTTCGGCCCTCCCAAACTGCAGCTTTCAGATTCTGCAAGTCAACAGTTGAACCACCATCATAGATGATTGCTTGAGCTACTCCACTGGTGAATCCAACAGACACTTGTTCCCAGCTTGAACCAAGGTCACGAGATTGGAAGCCATACAAGTCATTGTTGTCATCACGAACCACCACAAAGATAGTTTCATCTTGATACCAACATGCCAAGGTTCCATCAATCAAAGTGCTACCAGCTGCACTTGCAAAGGTCAATGCACCACTGTTGATGTCTACTTCATATTCACTTGTATATTGACTGGTGGCAGCTGCAATACCGGGATTTGGTATTTTCAAGAATGATAGTGTGTCAGTTGCACTGATGTAAGCAAAACCCTGCTGTCCATTGGGCAATGCAACACCCACTGGAAATGCATGGTCTTCACCATAAAAGCCAAGTGCATAGAATGAAGTGCCACTGTCACGGGATACGAACTGTACCAGCTGATTCACACCAAGTGATGTGATCTTTGACCGGGTACCCACCACCAAAGTGACAATGTCATCTGAGACAATCAGATTGGCTGTGTCCAGATGGAATCCACTGGAACCAACATCAATATAATTGTCCACCAATGCACGCCGGGATATCTCCTGCCAGTTGTCTCCACCATCTGAAGAACGCCACACAAACAGATTGACAATATCAATGTTTGTGTAATTGAAGAAGGTCACAATGATAGAACCATCTTTCAGAACCGCAATGCATGGCTTGGCTGTGTTCTGTGGTGAACCAGATAGTGTGGTGGTCAACAATGTATCCAGTGTCTCAATTGGGCCATTCTGCTTCTGTCTTCGAACTGTGATGGTGTACACCAATCCATTGTTCAATTCAGTCACCCAATACAATGTTCCATCTTTGGCAGCTGTGATTCCATAGTCAGAATAACTGGACACACTATTGGTGAAGTTCAGATATTTCCAGTCAGTGATGACATTATTGGCATTCTGTCCACAATCCACATCATCAGAACCAGCAAAAGCAAAAGATGCCTTCTCACCAGCTGCACCACCTTCAATGGTCTTCACAGTGATGTCTTGAGACTGTGAACCAGACAAGGCCAATGACAATCCTGTATATGATTGACTTGGTACAGCCAACCCAGCACGGGGATTCTGTTCTGTGAATGTGGACTGTTCTGGCCAGATGTTATCTTTTGTTATATTGACTGTGGGTACCAATAGCCCGCGCATTTGATCTGGTGTTGTATTTGTTGCCATCAGTATGCCTTGATTCCAGTGTTTTTGGGTTGTCTGAAGCCTATTTCACGAGTGAACCGGCCAAAGTGTTTGAATGGTTGAATCACCACCACTTGTTCTTGTGGTGCTGTTCCTTGTGATAACTGTCTGACACCTTCTTCACCACCTATTCTTCGAACTGTGGCACGGTCCAAGACTGCTTCACCACGCAACACCCTTGCAGGCATCTCATCTGGTGCCATACCCCCCATGTGGAATGTGGCTTGTGGTGGCTGTTGTGCCATCACCACTGCTGTCTGTGCTGCACCCGTTCCCACTGCTGCTGCAATCATGGCTGCTCGTGCGATTGGTGGATATGCCAAGGCTGCTGTGACTGCTTTGGCTGTATTGAATGCAATATCAGCAACACTGGCAGCTTGATTCATTCTGAACAGACCCATGATGGTCTTTTGGTTGGCTCTTCCATTCTCCAATGCTGCAGTCAACATTGCATCTGACATCCCAAGAATGGCACCAGTCACTTCTTGTGCATTGTTCAAGTCTTCATCAAACTGTGCCTTCTTGTCTTCCTTCTCTTTATCCCGGTTCTTTTGCTTGATGATATTCAGTGCTTGTTCTTGGTCTTCTGCAGCTTGTCCAAGTTGCTGGATATATTCAATCTCTGCTTCGAATGCCTTCTGCTTTTGTTCGGCTTCACTCAAGAATGTTGCATTGCTGATTTCATACAGTTTATTGTTGGCTTCCATCCGCCTGTCAAAGTATTTGTTCTCAGCTGCAATCAAGTCTTCCAATGCACCCAGTTCATCATCTTTGGCTTCTGCTGCTTCTTTGGCTGGCTTGACTATTTTCTTGGCTGCCTTGGCATGCTCTTCTGTTTCATCTGCCAGTTCTTTTTCCATGGTGACCATATCCATGGACAGCTTCACTGCTTCATCTTGCATCACAGCCAAGACTTCACGCTGTTTGTTTTGTTCACTCAATTGACCATTCAACAGCTTCTGAAGTTCCATCAGTTCAACCTGTGCTTTGGTACTTCGGCCAGTCAAGTCAACATTGTTGTCAATCGCTGCATTCTGCAGTTGCAGTGTCTTCAGTTGTTCAATCATGGATTCTGACAGCACTGCTGGTGCATCACTTGAATAAGCACTGATTAATGACTTGACTGCTGCAATCTGTAGTTTGGTGGTTTCAATCGTGGCATCTGCTGCTTCAATATTGCCACGGAATGATTCATTGGCTGTCTCACCAGCCTTCTCCAGATTGAATTCATATTCTGTTATTTGTCCGGTTAGCAGCTTGTATTCATTCTGGATTTCACGCAGCTTGCCACCAGCATCCACAAGATTGTTTTCCTGCTCTTTTTGGGTTTCAATCAATGCTCTTTGTGCATCTTTCAAGTCCAATGTCAGCTGTCTTGCCTTCTCAATCTCAGACTGGTATGAAACATAGCCCAATGTCAATGCACCGATTGCAACACCAGCTGCAACCACCAAAGGATTCAAGGCAGCAAAGGACATGGTCAATCCTTCAGTCACTGCGAAGGCATCTGCCAAGCCATCTGCGGCTTCTGCCAGTTGTGGATTCACACCACGCAACGCAAGACCAATGGAACTGAACCCCCGGTCAATGTCTCCACTGGCATCACCAACACGTTCCAACCGTTCTTCTGCTTTTCTGGCACTGTCTGCCAAGTCATCGAAGTCCATTGCACCACGTTGAGCTGCCTTGGCTGCTTGTTGGGCTGCCTTCTTGGATGCTTCTGCACTCTTCTTGGCTGCCTTCTCTGCCTGTTTCAGCTGTCTGTCCAGTGCAGACACCATCTTCTTGGCTTCTTGGTCTGTTACATTGGGTATGGTCTTCAGTTTGGCCAATAGGTCTTTCAGATTGGCCTTGTAACTGATTTCAATCGACTTCTTCTCTTCTGCCATGGGTCACACTCTCTTCATCAAGTCATCTGCCAATGCTTTTACGACTCGGTTAGCTGTTTTTCGATGGGGCTTCACCATTGTTTCATCTGCTACCCTGCGGCCTTGGGGCTGGACAATGTCTTGTGATTGATAGTTTTCACTGTCAACACCATACTTGATGACATAACTGTATGGGGCAGTGTTCTTCAAAAACACGACAAAGTTTCCATTGGCATCCACCTTCATTCCACGCTCGAACTTCTTCCAAGATTCCTTGGATGTCTTGCGGAAGAAAACCACATTGCCTTCTGCATCAGTTCTGATTTGTGGCTTGCGCTTTGGCCAATCTCGGACTGCTTGTTTTTCAATCCGTTGCAGCTCCTCTTCCATGATTTTACCCGCATTGGGTGCAACAGTGTGAATGAATCCCATGAACATATCTTGCATGTCCTGTTGGATTGTCACTGTTGCATTTCCACGGGTATAGTTCTTCATTGGATTCTCTTGGCTATCATTGCTTCCATTCTAGCAGTTTTTATCCGCTGTTGTCTAGCACTTCTCTCATCTGGTGATTCACAATGAAGTCTATATTCTGCAAGCACTTTGGTCTTGGTCGGTTGGTCCAAGGTGTGGAACCAATCTGGATGTTGATTCCACCTCATTGCTATCCGCATGGCCATCAAGTCAAAAGAACCGTACCGACTTATGAAAAATTTGCAGTATCTTCCACAGCTTGTTCTGTTGGAATGCTCTTCATCATCTCAATCAGAATCTCGGTGCCTTGTTCATATATCTGACCGGGTGTCATACCAGCTGCCAATAAGCGTTCCAGAATCTTGAACCCAAACTGAATGGGGTCACCTGTTGTCACTGGATAGGCTGGAAGACACTTGGCATGGTCAACACCAACCGCAATGGCTGCTGCACACAATCTGCCCAGCTGCGCTCGATTGGGTTCAGAACCCCAGATTGCAACGAAGTCCAAACAGACTGCAATGCTGTTTGGAATATTGACTTCATGTTCACCAAGTTTTTGCAAGTTTACTTTCATTGTGTGTACCTCTTATTTTATGAAAGATGGGCCACCATGCAGATAGCCCACAGTTTTTGTGAATTTTTGAATCAGATTATGCTGGTCCAGTCACAGTTGCACCACCATAACAGGTGAAGTTCAATGTGAATGCAGATGGGTCACCTTCACTGAAGTCCAAAGTGCAAACACACTTGGCCAATGTCACTGTGTGATCTGCATCATCACCGAAGTCAGTTCCTTCTGCAGTGTACTTGATGTCAATGCAGTAGTGTTCGACATATGGTGTGCCAGTTGTACCAGTTGAAGTGTTTCCAGAGTAGTTTCCAGACTGTTGGATGAAGTCACGGACTGAACCAGCTTCTGAACCATCTGTGAACTGTCTGAAGTGAAAACTGAATGAACCAGTGATTGCTTGTTCATCTTGCTTGCGGATTGCAGCGAAGTTTCCACGGTCCATCACTACCAGTTCACTGAACTGTTGTGGTTGACTGAAGCTGAAGTTGCCATCTTCATAAGCGACTTCAAGTGTGACTGGAACACCAGTTCCATCAAGCAATTCAATTTTGCCATCTCTTTTGGTTTTGGGTACGGATGAATAAGCCATTTTTGGCCTCCTTAGATTGTGTGTAGAGCAGTGAATTCAATACTGATTATACAGTATTCTTGAGAGTCTGTCACTTCACGTGTTGAACTGTTGTATCTAATCGTGAAGGTGTTGTTTGGTGTGGTATATATATTCAGAACAGCATTGATGACAGTCTCTTCTGCATCCAGTGCATTGTCATAATCTGTCGGATATATGTCCAAGGGTCTCAAGCGATATGCAAACAGAACCCGGACAGGTGTATTGACATATACACCCACGGGTCTTCTTTGGCGTTCATCCATTGCGGTTGATGCTGCCAGCTGCACACCAAAGGCCAGATGTGCAACAGTGTTCTCAGTTCGGCCAAAGTAGTCCGGACTATGCTTGGATTCTTTGAATCCAGATAGGCCAGCCACCTTTGCTGCTATGGCTTGTCTGACTGCACTGAACTTCATCTTCTTCTTCTCGTGGTGCGGAACTGACCAAACCGACCGGGCTGGTTCAAGTAGATGACTGGATTCTTGGCTTGTCTGTGATTGGGTTGATCACTTTGGCCATCATGGTCATAGTCATAGATAAAGTTAATCTGTTTCCATTCATGGCTGTATTGTCTGAAGTGCTCAGATGCTAAGTCAAGATATCTTCCATTCGATTGTCCAAGTGAGCTGTGAAAGTCTCTGAAGATGTAATACAATGACAGATTCTGATGGGCACCTCGGAAGGCTTCTGCAGACATCACAAGATATTCCAGACCACCGCCTTCTGTTCTCATTCTTTGAATGATGGTGAACCATGCTTCATCAATATAAGACTGGTAAGATGTCAGGTTGGATGGGCGGATATCAGCTAGTTGGCTGTAGGTGGATGTCAAGTCGCCATCACTCACCACAGGATATAATCTCCTCTTCACCACTGCTGCATTTCTCCGGAAGTTGTACACCCCACCAGTCAGCTGTATTTCCCACTCTTGTAAGTACCCTTCACCCAGATTCAAGGTGTCTGCCAAGTTGCCTGCACTGTGGGTGTATTGTGGAATGTTACCGGGATATGTTCCCGCAGCTTCATCCACAATCTTGTCACCATTCGGAGCTATCAGACTATACTTGACATCTGTTGGACCCACTAAGGAACCATCCCGATAGATGGGTAGTGTGGTCAGTTGGCTCTTGCCACGTTCCAACAGTTCTGGAACCTTGATTTGGGGTGCATAGGGTGTTGCATTGCTCATTGCGAAAAGTCCTCATATATGGACATTCCAGATGATTCAAAGTCCTTGATGAAGTCTTTCATGTCTTTGATGGTTTGTTTCATTTCATCCAGTTCTTGTCTCTTCTCTGGAACATGTTGCTGTTTCAATAGTGTTTCCATTGCACGACCACTGTTTCTTTCATGTACTGAAAGTTCCCAGAAGTGCACTTCTGGTATTCCAAGCAGATTAGAACGAAGCAGATTTACACACCACACTTGGAATGCAGCTGTGTCTAACTTTTCAATTAATCTGTTTGCAACCACTTTGATATTTGTCCACTTGGGTACATGATATCTTCCACCTCGGACTTGATAAACATGCATATAGTCATATTTTTGTGGGTCAAAGTATATCCATCCCTGTTGTTGGAGCTGACCGATTCTAGAACCGGGATTGCCCATCTCACCTTGAATCTGATGAACACCATTTACACCGGGTACCACTCTTTCCATTCTCAAGTGTGGGATGAAGAATCCCTTCTTGACTGTCTTGGTGCTTTTGCCTGATTGAACTTGGACATCACGATACACAAATTGCCAATTGGATGGGTGCCATTTGTAGTAAAATGGATGATTTGGTTGGGCTGGCAATAAAGTCTGGGTTTGTTGGGCCATTGGTGCCCATGGTTGTGGTTGTGGTTGCATATTGTTCATTTCTTGTACCTCTTTTGAAAAATATGTGGATGGCAGTAAAACCACCACCCACACGAACATAATTGATTGTGTCTTGATTTTAGACAGCAGATATCAAAGAAACTCCACGGTCATCATCAATGATTGACATACCTAAGTAAGCATGTCCGACAATGCGTGTCAAAGCTTTATCAGCTTCACGTTCCATCTCAATCATCACTTCTCCCATTTCCATGGATTCAGCTGCACCCGGAAGACCAGCAGGCATTCCAGAAGCAAAACCAACAGCACCAGGAGCAAAGACAGCACCAGCGTGGTCTGTTCCATCATTGGTGATGTAACTTGATGTGTAGATTTCAACACCCATGAACTGACCTTTGTAGTGAGAACCCTTAGCACTAATCGCTTCATATGAAGCAGGGATGAATTGCAGGATTCCATTGCTTAAAGACAAGATGTCATCTTGAAGGTCTGCAAACTGTTTTGGATGCAACAAAGCAACATAAGGACCCGGTGCACCTTTGTTGGATGCAGCTGCTTCAAGTGCTTGAATAGCATCCAAGAACTTGTCAACATCTAATGCTGTAGCTGTTGTACCTTTGACAACAGTGAAACTAGCAACAGCAGCACCAGTCAAGTTAGCAAACAAAGCATCATAAGAACGTGCAATTGATTCAGCAATACGGAATGGATCAACATCACCATTTCCAAGGCCAGTCATACCAGCCATGTCTGTGATTGAGTATGCCAATGCTTGTCGTTTTACAACAACATCAACATGTCCATCAGTCAACGCTGTATCAGATACCGCATTTCCTTCTGTTGCACCTGTGAAGGCTGTGAATCCATCATATCCATCAAGACCAGCTTTGCGGACACGGATGGTATCAGAACCCATTCCATTGATTGAGCCTACAAAGTCCATGAATGGAGTATTGCGAAGGTTTGTTGAGTCTGTGAGAAGTAGTCGAATCTCTTGAGAGATCATTTGAGCTAGTCGGAGATCACCGACCAAGCTGTTATTGGTAATAGCCATGATTTACACCTATTATATGGAAGTTTTTGGTTGGGTTGGTTTGCGTGGATATCTGCTGTTACGGGTGCGACCCTTCCACATACAAGATGTCTTTGTCTTATTGTACAGCATTATTTGAGACTGTGCAACATAAACGAAAAAACCCACCCGTGATGGGTGGGAAAAAGCGAGGTACAAGACTTTTTTTTGGTGGGAATTATAAAGACACAACGATTTCAGCACCAGTCACATTGATAACTGATTTTACTTTAACGTTGTTAGCATCAACCAATTGGACATCAAGCTGGACTTGGTTACCACTGCTGTCATAAGCTGACACGTGAATAATCTTCTTTCCAAGACCATGGTTTAATGTTGCAAAAGTGTTTGCAGTCAAGTTCTGTGGTGCGAACTCTTTACGGAAGTCAGCAATGTCAACCAACACTTGACCATTGGTCACTGTTGCCAAGTTGCCTGCTGCTGCATTTGCAGTGATTGCAGCTTGCGCGCGTGCATCGGTGAAGTACAAGTTAGCAGAACCTTCAGTCACTTTGTCAGTATCAGCATTCAATGAATATTCACCATTGCTGTATGAAAGACCATCACCAGCTGTAAACTGTGAGAAGATGTCAGACAATTCAACAGACAGAACACCAGTTGAACTGTTGTATTGCAACAATTGAACATCTGGACTAGCAACAGTTGCAAGACTGATGGCACCACGAGCACGAGCATCTGTGAAGTATTGGTTAGATGAACCTTCAGAGATATCATCAGTGTCAGCTGTCAATTCGAATACACCAGTTGATGAAGTGTAAGACAGTCCAGCACCTGTGACAGATACAGCACCACGAGCACGAGCATCAGTGAAGAACAGATTGGTGGCACCCACATCTTCAGTGATGTCATCTGTAATCAAAGCAAGGTCAATCACACCAGTTGAACTGTTGTAAGACAGACCAGCACCTGTGACAGATACAGCACCACGAGCACGAGCATCAGTGAAGTACAAGTTAGATGAACCTTCAGAGACACCATCAGTATCAGCACTGAAAGAGAATGTACCATTGGCAGAACTGTAAGACAGACCAGAACCAGCAGCAAAGAAGCCACGGATTTCAGCTTGATCAGCTGTGAATGCACCAGTGCTGGCATCATAATCAATACCAGATGAAGCAGACAAAGCACCACGAACTTCAGCATCTGAGACATCTTGTCCTTCAATCTCTGTCCAATCAGCAGATGTTCCAGCAGAACCACCATTGTGAATGTAAGTTTCAGCACGACCAGAAACACCAGTCAAAACAATGATGTCACCTTCTTGTTTTTCATCGCCGTTGCTATAGTTGTTAGTAATCCAGTTGGCCAAACTGGTTTCAGTTGTGTCAACAGATACATCTGTGATAGTTAATGGCTTCAGCTTTAGTTGCTTCTCTCCATTTACAGTCACAAGTTCTGCATAGTTGGCAGAATCTGTAGCGATTCCAACCACTGCATTTGCTTCAAGATATTGTCTTGTTACCGCGTGGTTATCAGCTGTTGGGTCATTCTCCAATTGAAGAACACCGTGAAATACGTTTGTTGGGGCTAAAAAGTCCATGATTGGATCTCCTTTGTGGGGTTAAGTTTCAATGTCACTTTATCGCAAAACCACTGAACCTGTCGTTGCATTTACGAAAGTCACAACCACTTCATTTGAGCTGGTGTGTCTGATGTCAGCTGACACCACATATCCATTCACCAATACTTGAACATTGGGAATGTAGTTCAGATTGTGTGTGATAGTTACTTGTGTGGAGTTGACAAAAGGATATTCCTTAGGTCTACTTGGAAAAAAGATTGCATTTGCCATGTTTGTACCTCTTTTGATGTGGAAGTTACTCTTCCATTATTAGTGTCACCTCTGCTGAACTGGATGATTTGGTTGCAATTTGGATGGAATTATTCTGATTGGTTCCACGCCCTCTGGATATCGCTATATATCCACCAGATTTGATGAATATCTTATGAACACCAGTTGTGGAACCTCCTTCAGTGCCTTCAAAAGTGACATAGATGTCATGCTGTTCACATCCAACAGTGACATGTCTGCACTTGCCTGGAAGAACCACATTGGTCCATGTCTGGACTGCACTGAAGTTCCGAATAATAGGGAATGTATTTAGACTTTTATAGTCTTGACTCATTTACCACCTCGATATGCTTTGCGGATTGCATCACGGTTCGCCTTGTAGAACTCGAAGTCTTCTGCACCACGCTTCAGAATGTCTGTGGACTGGACTGGTGCTGGTGCGGCTCCAGTGTTTGTCTTGGGTGCAATCAATGCAGGCTGCTCCACTTGGGGTGTGACTTGGGGTGTGGCTTGTTCGGTCACTTGTTCGGTCACTTGTTCTGCAGCTGCTGTGGTCTGCTGTGATTCCAAGTGTGGTCGCAATGTCACTGGTGCCTTGGATGGGTCTTCCTTGATGGACTGCAGCCAGTCATTCAATGAAGGTGCCTTGTCATCACCTTTGGTGGCTCGTTCATATTGCCATTCCACCAGTTCTCTGACTTCTGGGTCAGTGATACCCAGTTCTGACATTGCAGTGTGTCTGGAATATCGACTATTGGCAGTCTCCAATTCAGATTCAAGTGACTTCACCTTTTCTGTCAGCTTCTGAATCTTGCTCAGTTCGCCAGATTGGTTGTCAAGCTGGTCTTGAATCGCTGCAGCTGCTTCTTCTGCTTGGATGGCTCGTGCGCTCAGTTTTTGGATTCGGTCTCTGAATGCATTCTCAATATCTGTCTTCAGAACGTATTCTTCACCATCATGGTTGATTGTCTTCATCTTTGGTACCTCGTAGATGTAGGTTTTTGTGATAGGTTATATCGTTTAAAATTGCGATTGCAATGGGCTTGTTATCCCAGATCTTTTCATCAATCAGGTCAACAAAGTGACCCAAGTTGACCAATGGAAGCCAATGGTCATACAAGTCCAACATGTGGAGCGTTCTTGGTTTGCTAAACTGATATTGACAGTGTGGATGCACCACGCGAATAGTCTCCACCAGATGAATGTTCTGGCTGGTGGACATCCATTCCACTTTGCCAGTCTGCACATTCACAGGTTCTTTGCATTGTTCACAGTTGAACTGTTTCCAAAGTATAGGCATCATAAGAACTCAGCTCGTTCCCTGCGAATCTGTAACAGATATTCACGGGCTTCTTTGGCATCCATGTCATCATACATCATCATCACAGCTGTGACCGGGCTGATCAATCCAGCATTCATCTTGGCAATGATGTCTTCACGTTGGGCACGCATCTCTTCTGGTGTCAATGGCATGCTGTGATAGGATACCCTGTATCCATCTTCTGGAAGATTGGTGCCAAGATAGCGATTGGCCAGCATTGCAGTCTTGGCTAACAGTTCTTCATCACCCATTCTGAAGACTGGTGCGAACTTCTTCTGGGCTTCACGTTGGCCAGCTTTAGACACGGCCAATGAATATCCACTTCGTGGGTCTGCTGCGGTTCTGGATATGTCACTTGGTGCCAGTCCTGCACTCAGTGCAACACGGACTTCATATTTGGACACGGCTTCCAACAGGTCTTGTGGGTCTGTGGCAATACCGAATGAACCAACCATGGGCTGTCCTTGGGCATCTGGATCTTGGGTGAATACCAGAATGCTGGATGGGTCTGTTGATATGCTGGCACGTCTTGCAACACTGTTCTGGTCCATCTGATTCAATCCAGCCAATGTCAGACCAGCAACATACTTTTGTGACCAAGAAGCCGACTTCACCAGATGTGTCCACATAGAATATAGAACTGCACTGGTCAAAGAACCATAGACCATCTGAGATGCTGTGAAGGTATCCCAAAGATACCCGGTCTTTTCAGCATGGTACAAGACCACTGGAATGAATGGCTGGTTCTGGCTGTCTCGATATGGATACGTTGGGCCTTGGTGCGTTGGATGGCCCATGTACACTTCTGAAACATCAGCACCAATGGAACCATCACTGTTCACTTCAAACATTCCGAATGATGGATTCTGGATGTCACGGATGTCCATGATGTCCACGACCCAAACATAATTGCCTTCTGGACTCTTGCGAAGTCGATATTCTTGATAGTACACTGGCACATCTGGCTGGTCTGGATGTGCTTCACAGTACACCACATCTGGTGTCACAAGTCGGTATTGGATACCGGGTACTCGTGCAAGTGTGTTGGCTGTGTGTGGATTCACATCAATCCGGATAAAGGATTCACGTAGTCCAATGACCATCTGCTGTCCACGTTGCATCAGCTGCCACAATCCAGCCTTGGTCACCAAGCCTTCACGACCAACCATGGCATCAATGTCACCATTCATGTTGGTCACAGCTGGTGTTTCATGGTACAGAACTGACAGCTGCCGTGTAATCTGTTCGAATGGATTCGATGACATGTCACTTGGACCCCATGCTTCACGCCGGTCTGGTGGCAGATGTCTTGCAAGTTCATCTTCCAAGTCTTCTTCCCATGCACCCAGAATCATTCTTCTGCGAAGTCCTGTGTGATCCCATCTGGCCTGTTCTCCTGCATTGGGTGCAAGCGGTTTCATTGGTTTGTCATTGAACATGTTAGAACCTCAAGTGACTTGGTGAAGTAAAGCGTTGGTTTTCTATAACTGGAGTCACTGCATAGCGCAATGCATCAACACAATGCCCCCATTCATCACGAGACCTTTCAGACTGTGTCTTCTTCATTGTCCATCGTTGGATGGAATGGATGGTGCGTTGGCACCTTGGATTGATGAAGAACTGTCTTCTGGCCATGATTGAATGAATCATTGCGCTACCGTAATATACACTATATCTTGGCTTCCGTATAGTCCTGATTCTGAATGGCAATTGTGGCATCCGCAGTATTGATTCGAAGGCACGCATCAGAAGACTGTTGGACATCTTACCACTTCCATTCTTCCCTGAACCGAAGTGCACATTGTCACCAGTCCACTGACATTGGGCTGGCTGTAGATTGTTCCTTGTCAGCATCTCCAAGATGGCACGGGCATGCGCTTCTGGTGGAGCAGAACCAGACACATATTCATCTAGAACATACACCCAAGGCTCTTGTGGGTTGCTTAGGTTCACAGCTGTCAGGATTGCAATCTGTGTATTCGGTTGGCTACCATGGTCAATGCCCAATGCGAATTCATAGTTCGCTGGTGGTGGTGGAGCACCAGATATCATGTGCTCATCAAAGCAATCAAACACCCGGCCTTCTGGAACACCAACCACCCAATCACCATTCAACCGGGCATTCCGGTCTATTGGCAGATAGGTCTGACTGATTCGGTCAATCTGTTCTTGTGACAGTGTTGGCTTGCAGAACTTCGGAGTAGTATCGGCCACGGTCAAAGGTGCCTTGGTGCAGCTGATGACACCATCTTCCACCAGCTTCTGCATATATCGGACATCTTGTCCAACAGGTGTCATGGTGACTGCAATGGTTCCAGTCTTGCCACCTGCACCACCTCGAAGGGTTCTGGCTGCTATCTCGTTCCAGACATCTTGTGGAACCGGTTCATCCACATGTACGAACGAAGCCGTAAAACTGGCCAGTCCAAGACCTTGGTTAGCTGTCTTGATGTAGATGATGGAACCATTGTTGAATCTGACAATGGGATGGATACCCCTGAATCCTTTACCGGGTACGAACTCACAATCTGGATGAAGTGCACCTTTTGGACAAAGATTGTATAGCTTCTCTTGAATGGTCACAGACTGCTGGTGGCTGTGTGTGATCAGATAGGCTTGAATGGGTGGTGGGTCTGTCTGGATGAATGGATGGGTGCCAAGACATCTGTGCAACAGTTCCACACATCCTGTGGTGGTCTTGCCAACCTGATTGCCACCAAGGAACAGTTTTATCTTGCTGTTATCACGTAACCACGCTTCTTGGGGTGGTGTTGGACAGAAGTAGTCAAGGGGATTCTGTGTGGCTCTGGTCCGCAGCTTGCGGATGTTCTTGGTGGCTGTTCTAATCGACATCAATAACAATCCCAATAGACAAAGCACCACTCTTTAGAACTTGTTCGAATGGTTTCCCGGACAGTTTGGACACCACTGCAATCACCTTCAGGAAGTATGCTGTCCTTGGTATGCTGCCTTGTCTCCATCTGCTGACCAGACTCTGATTGGCTCCGATCTCTTTGGCCAGCCAGCTCAGTGTTTTGCCTTGCTTGGTCATCTCTATTCTGGTCCATTCTCCGAAGTTCATCGCATTCCATTCCATGACAGTCACACGGGTCACATTCACAGCATGGACATGCGTTTTTTGTGTCGTTGTTCTGCATTCTTCATCTCAGGTATATATTGTAAAGCCTCAAACAGCATCTGTGTTGGGCTGCGTTCCAGTTTGCGTCCAAAGACCTCACAAAGTGCAATCAGATTCACCAGTTTTGGAAGCCGTTCATCTTTCATCCATCTTCGAACTGCGGTTTCAGTCATTCCCCCTTTGATGGCCAGCTTCTTTTCATTCAGTTTGCAAAGGCACATCTGTTTGGCAATCCAGTCACCAAAGGTCATTTGCGTTTGTCCAATACTTCCAGACATTTGTCTATCTCCATGTTGTTGTTTGCGCATTCTTCAATGATGAAGAACGTGTTTGCTATGTTGCTGATTTCATCACATTCCTTCTGGCTGGCTCCATCGCCTTCACGGGTCTGCAGTCTACAGAACATCTCACGACACAACATATCTGTATTCTGTTTCATCCAGTCCTCAGAACAAGACACGGCCAATAGGTCAGTGTCTGTCAGCTGCTTCCGGATCTCTTGTTCACCTGTGGCCAGTTTGCCTTGAATGGTTGCCAAGTCGGTCAATGCCTTGGACTGATTGTCCAGAATCTGTTGCTGGGTGGTGTCCTTCGATTTTACCCAGATGAATGTTCCTGTGGTACCCATGGTGCCAACCAACAATCCAATCAGTGCTGCTGTTGTTATTGTCATTGTCTCAGTTCTCTTTCTTAGTGATTGATATAACATTTCCCAAGTTCCCAATATCTGATTCCAGTCTTTGTCTCAAGATGGGTGGCAGTGATACGATTGCAGAAGTGATCTCTTGAAGCAGCTGGTCATCAGTCAAACCATCCAGTTCATCCATCATACCTTCTTCGGATTCAATTTGTCGTATTTGTGCAACCACTTGCAGCAGCTGTCTTTGCAACGCTGCATAGGCTTGCCAAGATTCTGATGCTTCAGCTTTAGCCATTCCACGCTTCAGGTCAATGGCCTGCTGTCTCAAAAGTTCCAATGTGTTGGATGGAATATCTGGTTGTACTTCTTCTTGGGTCTGCTGTGGTCGGTCTTTGGAATAACCGTGTCTACGTTCCAACATCCATGCACTGGCCTTCCAATCTTTGGCACTGGCCTGAGTGATTGTACCCAGATGAACAATGGCCCCTTCAATCTCTGCACTTTTTACCTCGTTCAAAAATGTGCAGTATGACTTTTTCTTTGGGTCTTCACCTTGGCGCAACCATGACCAAAGTGTGGTCCGAGATATCCCGGCATAATCTGCAGCCATCTCATAAGTGCAGCCAGCTGCAATGGCCTTGATGATTCTTTCTCTTCTGGCCTTGGTGAACTTCGATGGTCTTCCCTTCTTCTTTGTCATTTTTGTC